CTTCCCACGTGCACGCACACAAACTCTCACACACTATCCTCGTCATCGCCCTTCCGGGCCGCCTTGACGATGCTATAAATGATACCGCTCACTAGCGCTACCCCAGCAACAGAAATCGCAGTCACCACACTTGCTATAACAGCTTTTTCCTTAACGGTTTTTTGAACCGCAGGAATTGGCTTAACAGCAACTGGTGCATCAAACGCTTTGTTCAAGCTATAGAGTTCACCTTGCAAACGGAGAAGATCTTTCTCCGTAGCATTCATGTGAGCAACTACTGCTTCCAACTGATTACGCTTTGCACGCAATTCTTCATCTTTCTCCTTTAACTGATTCTCCAATTGGAGAACTTTACTATCTTCAAACGACATGTTTGGGGTGTACCGTGTTTTTAAGCCTCACGGAGCGGGCCGGATGAATTTTTCTCGTCTTCCCAAGACGTGGATGAGTTTTCGGTCCTCCCAGGACCCCTGCTCAGGCTTAAGGATATGTGTACTGCCAAAACGGCCCCATAGTATTAGCTGAAGCGTCAACAAACCGAACCTGCGGCACTTGACGAAAGCCAATAACACGAATATCAGGACCAAATGAATGGTACACAACTATCTCAGGCACAATTGTTGAAGCCTTGGTCGCAATCGTAATCAGATTGTATCTATCCTTACCCTGAATCTTTGTCGTATTATAACTCCGTCGACCCAAAAGGTATTTCTGCGAATTATAATACGGAACTGTTACTTCATAGCCGGATCCTGGGCCCATTGCGCTCATGGGATTAAGAGTTGAAACCATTCCAGTCACAGGAACTGGAGTAGTTAATAAACTTGGTACATACACAGGAGCCACGCCAATGAACACTTCAGATCTACTCATAAATTTAAACCGCTCCGAACAAGCGAGTCCGGTGAACAACACTCGATACCAACCTTGATAAGTAAAGAATGGAGTGAAAACTAACCCAGCACTCAAGTCATAATTGTTACAGATACCAAGCACAGGGACTTGGTAACTACCAGCTGGAGGTAACGTTGGCGACGCCCAAATAAGGCGCGAGGGTTTCTGCAATAGAGCACGAACCGACGACACATTCTCACCCCACAAAATCTCCTTACCTGGATAAGCAGCAGAAGACTCAACAAGTGAAAATTTTGTCTGATCCGCCGACTCTTCATCGCCCAACGCCCCTCCTTCGTAACTTATTCCCAAAGGCAAAGGCGAAAACTTATAACCTTCACCAAAAGGATACGCAGTGACTGTTGACGGGAATGCAAAATCCATATTGGCACCCGAACGCGCCAAAACAATTATGCTAACAGCAGCCGTGGCCGATTGGCTAATAAGTGGATTAACCACCCGAAAGTTCAAAAAGCCATTACAAAAAGTGGGTTGCGTTATCACTACATCATCTGTGCAAAACGCTTTCTGAAGGTAAGGACGGTCACGCGCGTATCCAACAACGAATTCCTGTTCAACATTAGTTGAAACATCAAGGATCATATTCAATGTTGTGTTGGTCACAGAAACGGTTGAGCTCGCACCATACGGGGCCCAATAAATCTGCAAAGAACCGCGATGAAACTTGCTAACTGGAATAATCACCAAGTACTCCATATCACCGCGCCAAAAATTAAAGGGCATACCTACATAACCGGCAACTGGAAAATGGATAAAACCACCTGATCCTCTGCCAAAAAATGGGGTCACAGGTATGCTCAACAAATTAGCACCAGCAGCATCGGCAGGACTCCAAGCATGTTGGGAAACTATAGTCCAACGCGAAAACAACGACGCATTCGCCATCACATCTAGATTATTCCCGCCAGCCAAAGTGGGATCAATCGATATTGAATTGTTAATACTTAAGGCTGCCATCTCAGATGAATCCATTCCATCAACATGAGCAACATTGGTAACGCTACGAGATACAACTGGCAAAGGATGTCGCTCGTCGCTCTCTCTAGTGAAACCAAACCAACCTGCAACCTCCTCAACGGCCTTTGCGGCTACACCAGCTGCTGCAGCAAATGGAGCTATCGCAGGAATTACCGACAACGCTCCAGCGACCATAGAAACGTTGCGCGCCATGTTTGACACTTTATGCTCACCTGGCTTACCAAGAAACGATAAGGAGCTAGACTCGACTAGTGCACCTTTCCGCTTTCCTTCATATTGGGGAACACAAAGTTCATACCCAGGGAGTAGCCTTGCGTACACCTTAAACGACCCAGTCGTCAAACCGCCATCAAGGCCCGAGCCAATCGGCGACAAACACGTTAAATAAAGATTCCACATGCCATCAGGGCCTGTCGACATTTGCGCATAATCATATGGCCAAATCCAAGGAAGTTGTAAGACAACATTCTCAGAATTGGCGCAGTCAACGCGCGTATAATGATCAACTTGTAGGCAATTCTCAACAATCAAGTTTGGAGCTGAATCAACATCTTCAACGGGACGAGTCCCGTCAGCTAACGCACTCCAAACATAACTACCATAACAAGATCCAGGCATCGCAGAAACAATAACAACTTCTAAGACACCGCGAATAAGACTAAAATTCTTTGTTTTATTCACCACGGCTAAATCACCAAGAAAAGCCATCCAAGGGTCCAAAGTCCAAACGCTACTTAATGCCAAATCTGTTTCATCAATCGTAACATGGGCTATTTCCGTCAAACGCGACAAAAAATCCCCCAAAGGATTTTGTGGAATTTTTTGGAAATACTGCGGTGTATTCCTATCATAAGACGTCACTTGCGCCGAACTAGACTGGACGTCACCCACAGAATGGGTAACGCCAGTCTCTAATTTTGTAACTTCAGTGTTACCAGCGGGATCATTGCCCACTTTAACCATCGTAATGTCTGACATTATTGTTGGGTTGAACATTCGGGCGTCCGATTCCCCTGAAACATTTCTTCTTCAGTTGTTGAACGAGGCACCCAAGCCTTAAACGTTCCAGCCAACAACTGCACATGCCAGTGCTCATACTCGAAAATACGCAAGTACATGTTCGGAGCAAGATCGTGTTTAGCGACTAAGCTTTTGAACAAGTCAAGTAACTCTTCGTATAAGTCTCGACCGTGATAGACAGTCTCTCTCAACACCTCTGACATGGCCACGCAAGCATGGTCACGCAGAGTGAGGATAGACTCTCTTTTAATGACCAGTGTCCGCACCAACGAACGCGGGTCAAGTGGCGTCAAGTACCTCATGTACTCAGCACTCCAGACAAAACGACGTTTCAAAAACTGAACTTCAGATATGGACTTAAATCGGATCTTACCCGACTTGTCCGCGTCCGTCATCACAATTCCAAACTCGTCTTTCCAAATACTGAGATAATTATCAGGAACGACTAGGCCAGGCCTAACCGCCCGAATCGAATCATCTCCGTATGTCGCCAGCGCCACATCATCCCTGAAGTGTAGCTGACCAGCAAACTTCGGTACGGGATCAACAAAGAAATTCTCAACATAGTTTAGCAACATTTCATCAGAAACTAAACACTCAGTAGTTCTGTAATGCACATAGCGTTCGCCTAAACTTACTAGAACTCCATTGCACTCTACCGTGGCATCATGACCGGATGGGTTCCAAAACATGGAAAACACATCACCCTTGATAACATAACGACAGTGTTTGATTCCGTTTAGTAATCGTAGAATTTCAAAGGCATCTAACCCTAACAACCACGCTAGGGCATAAAACACAAGCCCAACAAAATCCCACTCCTCACCATTGTACGACTTGTCCAACTTCTCAGCATCTTTATCTTCCAAGCGCGTGAGTTTTGGATCCATCGCCGCCAAAAAAGCAACAAGTTCACCAGCTTCGCGCGAGGTCATATCAACGCCAACCCAACTCTCAAAAAACGTGCGATGTGCACGCATGAAAGATTTCACGGGCGACAATTTTTGCTTCAACAACATATTGTAAGAAGCACTCAGACAAGTAAATACCCGAGGTTTCTTCAATGGTTTCAATGGCTCGTCCTTTAGAGTACAAATTCCCACAGCCGCAGGAACATGATTCTTCAGAATCTCAGTCAATTCATCAAACATCCCCGTCACCTCAGGGGACATAAAGACATCATCAGCAGTCACTGAAAAATGATTTCTCTTCGATTGATTGTATGGGGGCCCAACAGACGTCTTTAAGTTCATAGCATGAACATAAGACCCAGGAACCCCTTTGACAACTTCAACCTCAGACAATGACCGCCAACCTTGACGATCCAACAATTCAGCACCAGCCAAGTAATCAGCCAACGCCAACCACATGGCCCTCTGATTCGGCACTCCTCGATTCTGATGTTTGAACACCAGAGTAAAAGGAGACTGCCAAATGTTCTCGACCATTTGTCCTCGAAAGTCTGGCATTCCCCAATAGGGAGTAACACCACAAAAACGCTCTTCTAAGAACGCAACATCGTCTCTTATAATCGACCATTGCATCTTGGTTTTCATAGTGCTTCCCTTCATGGGGGGCCACACCTCTCCAAACCCATAGACCTGGGCTCCTTGAGTCATAGCAACCCACACTTCGGACTTAACCGGATATGGGGAAAATTCAACTGTCTCCGGTTCTCTTGACAGCTGGGCCGTGCAGGTTACAACACCTTGATACACAGCACCCAAACCGGCAATCACCTTCTTCGTCTCATCTTGCGTAATAATGGCACCAATCGTGGCACCACCAACTAAATCTGACAATCGCTGGTAATGCATACCAACTATTTTCCACGATGTTCCGTGTCGTCCAACATAAACCGCACCACAATCACCATATGTGGTGGGCACACCATTTATACGCCAGACAACTCCTTCGACCATGTGGATTCGACCGTTAGACTTAGAAGAACCAACAAGTTTAATATTACGAACTTCAACCTCATCAAACGACTGGAGATCTTTGGAATCGTGGGTCCACATTTTACCGAGGATGCCAACAGTTCCTTTCAATTCACCAACACGCATAATGATGATTTCGCAATTGCTGGGCAAGACCGCGGAATTAAGCTGCGTCAGCTGTGCTTCACACATCCGACCACCAATGGTAAATTTAACCATTTTACCATACTCAATTCCGGACGCCGATTTAACATAATGTACTGGAAACATAACGACATTCTGTGACACTATCATGCCCCAGCCATCTGTTACTGATCCTTCCACAGCCACTAAGCTATGCGCAATCGTTGCATCAAGTTCTTCCTTCGTGAAGGTTGCACCAACACTAGGAGGAGGCAAGCCAGGAATAAATTCCTGTGCAGCACGCCACCAACTATTCGGATGCAACCCGTCAGCTGCATTACCCGATCGGCCCTGGTAGTACGTAAACATACAAGCCACAGCGACGGCCACAAGAGCAGCCTTCGCCATCAATTTACCAAGTTTCTCCATAGAAATAGAATTTAGATTCTCAATCAAATAGTCAATTCTTGCAGCAGTTTCGCTATACCTAGCAATAACTCTGCGGCGACAATCCCCTATAGCTCTAGAGGAAACACCGCCCTGATACATAACCTGAGCAAGTTTGTCTTCAAAGTGGCCACATTTCTGCTTTCCTACAAGCATACCACAAGTAGGGCAAAAACCTTTAGTGTCCCCAGCTCGGGATGACAAAAGGGCAAGCTGCCTTTCAACATGGGCATCGTACTTCTTATGAATCAACGCCATCAATTCATCAAACGACAAAGTGCCCACATCCTTGAAAGGTATAACGTGTGCGTTATTACCAACCGCAATGGTTGGATCAAACTCTGACACGACAAAGTCGTACATATCATACGTCTCACTCGCTAGCGCTTTCTCAACATCAAGCACACCTTTGCCTTTAGAAAATTCCTCTTTCGCCAACACATTAATACGCAGCCCAACACGTCGCCAAAACGCATTAGGTTGCAATGTGTGCGATTTCAAATTTCCGTTGGGAAAATTCGTGCAATACGTCACCAACCGGGGGCTCGCACGGAGCTTACCCTTCATGTCAACAGCTGCAGCCTCAACAGGCATTGGACAATTGTTGACTAAGGCAATAACATTTTGCACAAAATTGCGCGAACCAGCCTGGTCCTTTGCAACACTTTGATCAACATCATCCATGTGAACAGCCCATTGAATATGGCTCAATCCATCCTGGAAATTCACACCTTCTTGCCAGATGTAACGCCCACTCGGCGAAACATCATAATTGTTCTTACGACCAATAGCTTGTGTGATCATAGCTGACAAATTCGACTTACCAGTACCAGGAGGTCCCCAGAACATCAACATAAATGGTTGAATACGCTCATTCGAAGCATTAACCGCCGAATGCAAGGTATCGATAAACACACGAAGACGATGCAAAACGCCAGTCAACTCGCGGACAATGTCAGGACTAATCCTAAATTGTGCCACCATTTTCTTGCCTTGTTCATAGTAAGCCTCACACAGCTCCATAAAGTCACCCAGTGACTTCGGGGCAGTATACCAACTGGGAATAACACTATTCTCAGCTAATTTATGCAAAGCTTCCAGCGAGCCAGAATCGGCGCCAGTGGCAGTCAACGTGGCATAATGTGTAATAAAAGCCTCAACGCTTTTAACCCATCGACGCGGATCCCAATCTTCTCCCCACAAAGGGCTCAAAGACCGGGTCTCAACACACCGACGCACACGCAAAACAACCTCATTGATTGTTGACAACATAACAGCCGCCAAACTCTTAGCAGCATCCTTCATCATTTCCACTCTTGCTAACATAACAATATTCATTACTGAGGGGACAAACCCCGCAACAGTTTCACTAATTTCCGAAAAAACATGCGAAATGATACCAGTTACAGTTACAGTAAAGAATTCCTTCATAGCAGGCCAACGAATGGCCTCTTTGAATTCAGTACTAAAAAATGAATTTTGATAAGTGGCATGTGGAAGGCGAATTTTACGAAACGCCGAGTTTAAAAAACCCCACAAGAAGTCATTGCCAGAAACAAACTGCAACACAGCCGAAATCGCTGACAACCAGCTTCTCGCAGAAGCCAGAGCGGTCAACAGCGATCCAACTTGCACCACACGACGCGTGGTATCTGAACCACCACTCGTGTAATTCAGGGCAGTTAAAATCTCATCTAATCCAGGAAACACAACTTCATGAGTTAACACCAAACGATTACCAGGCTCCCCAAGGGGAGTCTTAACATTTATGTCAACACTAGGTGTATTTCCTTCATACAATCTAGGAAATTTCGAATGTAGCTCTCTTTGGAGAGTACTTGTACCAATTTGATCCAGCTCACCAGAGAAGAACCGCATACAAGCTCTAAACAAAGGTTTATGCTTTCGAAACATTCCTTCAATTTCACTCAGCTCAACAAGGGACGCAATTTTAATCCCAGAAACTTCCAAGAATGGGCTCTCTCCCATTTTTGAAACATCTTTTCTGGACAAAACAATAAATCCCACTCCGTTTGAAACAGTCGGCTCGTCTTTATAACGTGCCAAATACACAGAACACTTTGGTAACAAATCCGCTAAAGCCTTCTTAGACCCAGCAAAAGTTCCCTTATATAGGGAACGAGAAAAGTCATCCGCAGAGATGAACTCATTCTTCGCAACAATGTGTTTTTGCAATCTAGCGGCAACGGATGTAATCCACATCTTAAAACGTGCCACGGTAAAAGTTTGAACAGTAGGCCGCGAACAAAAAGTCTCAACTCTTGCTTTTGGAACTCTCCAGTAAACTGGAGCAGCAACTCCCAAACCTTGAGGATTATGCTTCAACAAAGCAGCCTTTGATCGATTCTTTACATCCTTGGCTTCAACAACTTCCGGTCGAATGGGTTTTCCATTCGAGTCATACTTTATTTCTAAAGCTTGTTTTGTTGAAGGAAGCGTAACATCCGCAGATCTTCTTTCATTTTTGACTTGCTTCCAATGCGCTGAGACATCTTTTTTACCAGCTCGTAAGGTTTGGAAAACCTTTTGAATCCAGTGTTCTGGATATTTCTTTTCTTGCAATACAATTCTCAAATCGCTCAAATCCAGAGTATCAGAGAAACTAATCTCCTTCAATAACTTTGACATTGATGAAGTAGGGCAATAAATTGAAACAACTTTTCTTAAAATCACCCTATCTAACACAACTGGAGGTTTCTTGGCAGCAGCCATGCTGTCAATTTCTTGTATATCCAATGCAGCTAACCTTGCTGTATCAGCATACGTCATTTTGAACCCTGATTCGCCAAAATCATGTTCCATTTGTCGGGCGTTATTTGAACGCACCTCATCAGACACCAATTGGTTCTGGGAAACCGCAATTGCGGTTTTTCTACTATCTTCGGGTTGTGACATTGCACGAGGCCTCTCTTTTACCAGGAAAAGAGACTAAACTTTTTGCTTTCTTTAGGGAAAAAGCATAAACCACAAATTTTGTATAAAACAAAACACCTGAAATCCGGCTAATGAAAGCCTTCACAACAAATTGAGTTTACTAAACTCTATTTTAAATTTTCTTATTGGAATGAATAAGGCAATGGTTGACCATCTTTTCTCATTCATCTATTATAATCCTCATTATGAGGAGCCGTAAGTGGACGGCGACAAGGGGGGGGTAAT